TTCCTGACGCTGAAGTAGCTGAAGCTAAGACTTGGGTCTTGGCGCAGATGACTATGGAGCCGCCTTACATGCCGGGCATTCCATTGGACGCTGACGGTGGCGCGCACCGTAGATATGGGTTAGCTAAAAACTAGGAGAAGCAATGAAGTTACCAACCAAGATAAGAGTTGGGCGGAGGTGGTACTCAGTCGAAGTAGTTGAAGCCATGCTTGACAAGCGTGACATGGGGCGGGTCTTTTACCATGACCAACGCATCCAACTAGGTCGAACGAGTAACACCACAGGCAGGCAGTTCAAACCAGAGGAGATCGCAGATACCTTCTGGCACGAGGTTGTACACACAATTCTGAGGGACATGGGCGAGCACCGCCTTAATGCCAACGAAGCATTTGTCACCAAGTTTGCCAACCGACTCACCGAAGCCATTAACACAGCGAGGTTTGAATGATTCAAGAGATTACAACCAACATTGACGGCGATATTGAAATTCTTAAATGGCGTGCGGTAGCCATTAAACCTTACCCCAACAGTGATTCAGGCGCGTTTCCTTTGCACAACGACGATTGCCCTCACGGGGGCGAGATTTCTTGTGAGTCTCGTAGCGGAAGTTCATTGTGTGGCGGGTACTTTGGCCATGCAGGACGCGCAGTCATTCGTTGCACAGAGACACTTAAATGAAAAAACCAGCATGGTCCCACTCCTCCCTCAAAGACTTTGAGGGTTGCCAGCGCCGATACCACGAGGTCAAGGTCTTGAAGAAGTACCCCTTCCAAGAGACTGAGGCAACAAAGTACGGCAATCAGGTGCATGAAGCCATTGAACTCTACATCAGAGACAAGAAGCCAATACCGCCTGAGTATGCGCAGTTCCAGTCTGTAGTGGACGCCATGCTTAAGAAGCCCGGAAGGGCTTTGGCTGAGTACGAAATGGCGCTGACTGTTGACCTACGCCCTACCAACTGGAAGGCTCCCGATGTTTGGGTTCGAGGCATTGCCGACATCCTGATCGTAGATGACGAGAACCTTACAGCTTGGGTGGGTGACTGGAAGACTGGCAACAACAAGTACCCCGACAGGGATCAGCTTGTGCTCATGTCGCTCATGGTGTTCGCGCATTTCCCGCACATCCGCAAAGTTAACTCTGCGTTGCTGTTCATCGTCAAAGATGATATGGTCAAGATGCAGATGACACGAGACCAAGCCGAGCAGTTCTGGTGGAAGTATCGTGAGCGTACTGCGCGTCTTGAAGCATGCTTTGAGACGGGTGTATGGAACCCCAATCAAACCCCACTTTGCGGATGGTGTCAGGTCACCGGATGCGAGTTCAACCCTAAGCACTAAGGAAATTTATGTCTTATCTCCACCCAGATGATGTTATTAATTCGTGCCCAAGCATGTGCCATGTCTGTGGCCATGTTCTACGCTCCGGCGATAGTGCCATCGTACATGATGGGCGGGTACACACCAGTGCGGATAACGGCACTGAGTACGGATCAATTGGATTGCACACAGAGTGCGCTACTATTTTGGCAATGCGCTTAATTGCAGATGTAATGAGGCATAGAGGCGTTAAGCATGAGCCTCGTGTAGTGCTAAGCCTAAGCAGAATTCGTAAAGCAATTTTAGAGGACTGACCATGACACAAGTAAACGGCAAGCGTGACTACAAACACGCATACAAACTACAAAAGAAAACAGGTGAAACAGCCGACCAGATCGAGCGTCAAAAAGCTCGTAGAACCTATGACAAGAAGGGCATTGACCGAGCAGGCAAGGACATTGACCACATCAAACCTTTGCGTGCAGGCGGCAAGTCAACGACAGGTAACACCCGACTCCGTAACAAGAGCGCTAACCAAAGCGACAACGGAAAATAATAGCTTGGAGAAGCAATGGAAATCGTAGAAGACAAAGCACTTATCTTACGCACAAGGAACCCGCACAAGTACTCAATCATCCCAAAGAGCAAGGCCATGCCCCGTGCAGACGGTGGCTACGATGTCGCTGTTTACTGGGGTCTTGACGAAGCGCGGGTGTTGCGTAACCTAGGTGTTAAAAATGTGCCATCGCCGATTGTTCGGCGCTATGACTGGCCGGGGCGTTACAAGCCCATGGCGCACCAGATCGAGACTGCATCGTTCCTCACGATGTACAGGAGAGCCTTTGTGTTCTCTGAGCCCGGTACTGGCAAGACACTGTCTGCGCTCTGGGCGGCTGACTACTTGATGAAACTCAAGAAGGTGCGTAGGGTTTTGATTCTGTGTCCTCTGTCGATCATGCACAGCGCATGGATGGGGGACATCAACAACAGCGTCATTCACCGCTCTGCCGTTATCGCGCACCATCCGCAAGCTAGTCGGCGCATCGAGATGATTCAGCGTGACTACGAGATCGTCATCACCAACTACGAAGGGCTCAACCTGATTGCGGATGAAGTGCGTAACGATGGCCGCTTCGACCTAGTGATTGTTGACGAAGCCAACGCGTACAAGACCATCACCACACGCAGATGGAAGTCGCTCAATTCTATCCTTATGCCGAACACGTACCTGTGGATGATGACTGGTACGCCTGCATCGCAGTCGCCTGTGGATGCGTATGGTTTGGCCAAGTTAGTTAACCCAGAGGGCGTGCCCAAGTTCTTCACAGCATGGCGCGATCAGGTGATGAACAAGCTAACGATGTTCAAGTGGGCTCCTAAGTTTGATGCCAAGGAGAAAGTGCACGAAGCCCTGCAACCTGCGATACGCTTTACCAAAGCACAGTGCCTTGACTTGCCGCCTGTCATCACAATGACGCGTGAAGTACCGCTGACCCCACAGCAAGCCAAGTACTACACAATGCTCAAGGACCGCATGCTGGTGCAAGCTGCAGGTGAGACGATCACCGCTGTCAACGCCGCCGCAGGCGTATCCAAGCTACTGCAGATCAGTTGTGGTGCGGCCTACACAGACGACAAGGAAGTTGTTGAGTTCGACTCAGCGCCCCGCCTGTCGGTGCTTGAGGAAATCTTGGAGGAGACTGATCGCAAGGTCATCATCTTCGCCCTGTTCCGAAGCACCATCGACACGATCAGCAACTACCTGACCAAGAAGGGTATTGTCAACGAGTGCATTCACGGAGACATATCCCCTAGCAAGCGCGGTATAACTATCAACCGCTTCCAGACCGAGCCAAACCCCCGTGTGTTAGTGATGCAACCAGCCGCTTCTGCCCACGGCATTACGCTGACTGCCGCTGATACTGTGGTGTTCTATGGCCCGCTCATGAGCGTTGAGCAGTACATCCAGTGCTGTGCCCGTGCTGACCGCAAGGGGCAAGACTCAGACAAAGTTACTGTGATTCACATTCAGAGTAGCCCGATTGAGAAGAAGATGTTTAATGCGTTGGCTGGGAAAGTTAGCGATAACTTACTTTTGACTGACATGTTTGAAACTGAAATTAAATCTTGAAAGGGGGTTGCAACGATCGAAATTACATGTAAACTGTCCAACCTTAGACAACAAAATAACAGGAGAAGCAAATGGAAGAAGAAGCAGTACCGCTCGACAAGTTGGTAAAAATCTACCGCAAGTTGCGCACGCGTTTGACCGAGTTGACCCAAGAGTACGACACCCAAGCGGAAGTACTCAAGGCACAGCAAGACGAGATCAAGAACGCTATCAAAGACCAGATGAAGGCCATGGGGGTCACATCTGTACGCACTACCGAGGGCACGGCAGTCATGTCCGTGAAGACTCGCTACACCACACAAGACTGGGATGAGTTCAAGAAGTTCGTATTGGCACACGAGGCCGTTGAACTTCTGGAGAAGCGCATTGCGCAATCCAACATGGCTCAGTTCTTGGAAGAAAACCCCGGGGTCGTACCGCCCGGACTCAACTCAGCATCTGAGTATGACATCTCTGTACGCAAACCTACTTAATTGGAAAACAAAATGAGTAACATTACTATGTTCAGCCCCTCAAACGTGCCCTCATTCGCTAAGAATGCAGCGTTATCCGCAACAACTTTGGCTCTGGCCGGTAACGTGAACGCCGGTGGCGGCATGAAGCGCGTCTCCATCAAGGGCGGTGTGTTCCGCCTGCTTGCAAGCGGCAAGGAGATTGCCGCAATTGACGAGCGCTTCTTGGACGTCATCATTGTGAAAGCCGCCCCCAAGGTCAGCCGTATTTTCTACGCTGGTGGCTACGACAAGGATGCGGCTGCAGCCGCCCCTGACTGCACTTCTGCTGATGGTGAGAAGCCCGATGCAGGCGTTCGCAACAAGCAGTCCTCAAGCTGTGCCACATGCCCACAGAACATCGCTGGGTCAGGTACAGGTCAGAGCCGTGCATGCCGCTACCAACAGCGCTTGGCTGTGGTGTTGGCTAACAACCCCGAAGGTGATGTGTTGCAAGTGACTTTGCCTGCGACTTCTATCTTCGGCAAGGAAGACGGCGAGAAGCGCCCACTGCAGGCATACGCCCGTTACATGGCGGCGCAAACGCCTCCAGTGAACTTGGACTCCATCGTGACACGTATGAAGTTCGACACCAAGGCTGAGTCTCCCAAGTTGTTCTTCGCCCCTGTGCGTTGGTTGACTGAAGATGAGTACGAGACAGCGCAAGATCAGGCCAAGTCCAAGGACGCTGAGAAGGCCGTGGCTGTTACCCCTGCCTCTGCTGATGGCGTTGCCGCCCCTGCACCGCTGGCCATTGAAGGCAAGCGTCCCACCACCAAGCCTATGGGCGAGATGATGGACGAAGACGAAGCAGAAGCCGTGGCCGAAGTCAAAGCCGCCAAGCCCAAGAAAGCCAAGCCTGTTGAGGTGGAAGCCGAAGAGGAGCCCGAAGTTCGCAAAGCGCCAGCCAAGGTTGAGTCAGTACCTGCCAAGAAGGGCAAGCTGGCCGACATCGTTGCTGATTGGGATGACGAATGATGCGCGACGAAGTTGAAAACCGTTTTTGGTTGCGCGTCTGTGCAATGGCCACGCTTATATTGGTGTGCCTAATCGCATCTTGTACGTACTCGTCGCATGATCGCAAAGATAAATGGGAGAAGGCTGTATCCAACGGTGCTGATCCTATGGTTGCGTCTTGCGCTCTGTTTGTACAAGAGACTTTAGAACAAGCAGCCTGCTTGCTGTTGGCACAGAACAGGAAATAAAGATCGGGGGGATAGCGGTAATTCATGAAAGTGGCGGATAAAGGCAGCCTGCCCGGCGACCGGGCCCCGCTTGACGCCGTGAATCCCCCCACCCAACACTATGGCCTACTCACAAAAAATCATTGACGACGTAGCGAAGACCCCCAAGTCTCTGGGCAACCAGCTTGGGCGTTGGGCGATTCATCTTGACTTTCCCGTCACGAAGATTGCCTATGCGCTTGGCGTCTCTCGACAGACTGTATACAACTGGTTTACAGGCACGGAAGTGTTTGTGGCCTATCGTAACCGCGTCGAATTCTTAACCAAAATAATGCAGACCTCTCGCACAGCAGACGAGGCATGGAGAAAAATATGTACGGAATACAACCTAGATCCCTCACCACGCAAGAACTGATTCGTTTCGCTGAAGACTTGGTACACAAGCCAGAAGGCTTGCCAAAGAACTGGCAGATGGAACTGCTCAGTCGTATTGCTGGTTACCCCATCATGGAGCGCCCAGTAGCCACGGACCCACGTCAGCTCGAACTCTTCTAACCCGCAAGGAATTCAATGACTCCGCTTGAGTTTTTAGCGGTTGTTCTGCCACCGCCAGAATATGGTCGGTACTGCGTAGCAGAATTAACAAAGATCAAAGAGCATGCCTTTGTGACAGCGCTCGATGAAACTACAGCGCCAATTAAACGTTGGCATGACGACAAGTGCGACGTTTACTTTGCCTTGGCTACCTTTGGTGACGAGGACAAACGCACTGCTGCAAACGCAAGGTATGTGAAATCCCTGTTCATCGACATGGATGGCTACGCATCAAAGAAAGATGCCGCCCTTGCGCTCAATGCGTTCTTGGAGAAAACTGGCCTAGATGCGCTGGGTACGCCCTACGTGGTGGCGTCTGGTGGCGGCTTGCACTGCTACTGGCCATTGCAGGAGGCTTTGCCTATCGACTCATGGAAGCCTGTGGCCGAGAACTTTAAACGCCTGTGCAAACAGGAAGAACTGGCCATCGACATGACTGTGACGGCTGATGCCGCCCGTGTCTTGCGTGTGCCTGAGACGACAAACTTCAAGAAGAAGTACGCAACGCCGCGCCCTGTGCGCATACTGACTGAAGGCGATGTGTTCAACTTCGACGACATAGCGGCCATCATCAGGGAAAAGCTAGTCGGTTCGGTCTATGAGGCGCAAGCCCCAAGGCTTGACTTGCCCGGCTCCCGTCCTTCGGCTGCCTCCACTTCCCCGACCAGTGTCAAACTGTTTGAGAACAGCGTAACCAAGTTCAAACCAATTTGGCTGGCCACGCAAAACGATCGGGGTTGCAACCAGCTTGCGCACTACGTTGAGCATGCTCAGGAAGAAGGCATGGAGCCGATCTGGCGTGGTCTTCTGTCATGGACTAAAGTCTGTGAGGACGGCAACCGTGCGGCTGTGTGGCTGAGCAAGATGCACCCGTACGAGCCAGAGCGTATGAACCAGAAGCTGCAAAGCATCAAGGGTCCGTACCCCTGCATCAAGATGGATAGCGAGAACCCCGGTGTATGCCCGTCATGCACACATTGGGGCAAGATCACCAACCCGCTGATCCTTGGTCGTGAGTTGGCAGTCGAGGTTGAGGAGAAAGAGATTGAAGTAGCGCTGTCTGCTGAAAGCTCGAGTTCCTTAAAAGAAACCATCAAGGTCATGCGCCCAACACCACCACGCGGCTATGCCTATGGCGCAAATGGCGGCACGTTCATGGAGCGCACAGTAGAAGACGAAGAAGGCAACAAGGCCAAGAAG